ATGTCTCCGCGAGCCTCAATCGCCTTCTGCACAAACTGATCCATTCGTGCAACGGCCTGGCTTGTTGCAGCCGACTTCACCTGCTTATCACGGTGATCCAGCATCATCGTTTCAATGCGAACCGCATCACGCGCTACAGAAGTTCTAAACAATGCCTTCTGAGTATCGTTTTCAAGGCTGTCCTCAATCTCTTTCCGAGATTGAGTCAAAGCCTCAAATGTTGGCGTATACCGTGAGTCTGCGTCAAATCCTTGGGATCGCAAGTATCCATCCTTGCCTCGAAGGATCTGTTCTGTCTGTGTAAATGCCCGCAGTTCTGCCTCTTTTGCTCTGCCCTCATCCAGCGCATCCTGTCTAGCTTGCTCCTTTGCAAGCGCACGCTCTTGCTCGATACGCTGCTGTTCCGCAGTCCGTTGAGCCAGCAGTTCTGCACGCGCCTTCTCTTGCAGAATTGCATCTTGCATCGCACTGCCAGTACGAAACATCACATTTCCGGCCTGTGTCAATGCCTGTCCGAATCGAACCTGCTGCTGTGCAGCCATGTTCTCTGTTACTGCAATCTGCGGAGCCTGCACCATGCCAATATCGCCGGCCACGGCCGGATTCACTTGCGGTACGAATGTAGTTGGTACGGTTGGCATCGTTATGTCCTCTGCTCCGACACGCCAGAAAGAAGCTCCTCAAGACGCTGGTTTCTAGCCCATGTTCCGCCAATGTCGGCCGCGCTACCAAGCAGACTGGTTCCAAGCGACAGGCCAGGATAAATCGTGCTTGCGGTTGCACGCAGGTTCGACGCTGAGATGTCGGCCATCGTCGCGCCGACTCCGATATTGAACGCCTGCAACTTGGCGGCCTCTGCGGCACGCACCGTCTGCGCGTTCATGCTCAAGCGATCAATTTCCTTCATCAAATCCATGCTTCCAAAAACTTCGGAGGGAGTCCCTTCTCCAAGAGAAATTCCTCTAGAAGCCATTGAAGCTTTGGCTCCTGCGCGAGCCTGACCTGCTTGCATCGCGTACCGTCCAAATTGCTGTTGACCCTCCAGCATCGTTTCAGACGCAGTGAATTCTGCCATTCGAAGATTGATGCGGCCCATCTGTGCAGCGAATCGCTGATTCTGAGCCTGCATCCTCAACTGGTTCTGTTGGCTCTGTGCCGCGTAGTAAGAACCAACGGCGCTGGTTGCGGCACCAAAAATCGCCATGATTGGACCAGCAACGCTAAATGCCTGTGCAAATTGACTTGCAGTTGATGGCTGAGGAATGCCACCTGGTCCCATTGCAGCACCAGATATCTGATTCACTGCCGTCATGTTGAGCATTGACATGTTTATCCTCCGATGGCTACCTCGAGCGTCAGCCCGACGATGGTGAGTGGCAGCGGATCAGTCTGCCGAATGAAAATCTGACCGCTCTGTTGCCACGATGGAGTCAATACAACCGTCACCTCATCGGTTTTCAAATCTGGCGGAGATCCATATGGCTCTGTCGTGCGCCATTTTGCCTCTACCAGCCGATCTTCATTTGGACCAATGAACAGGCCACTTGATCTGTACACACGCACGAATGCCGTGTTGATGTTCTTTGCACGACCCTGACCGAACGCCTCAATCTGAAGCGTCAGTGGCAAGGTCTCCAGATCGCTCTCGTATGGAAGACCGACCGTGATGATCGTGGCCGGCCGCTGGATCGTCACAGATCCGCCAGACACCACCACCTGCGGCATGACGGCTCCGTCACCAAGCACGCTGACAGTCTTTCCGTTCAGGTGCGCCAGCCCGCTGACCGTATCACGCGCCCAGGCCCAGGTAGCCGTCGCCACGCCGCGCAAGGCCACCGCAAGCGTATTGTCCACACGCGCAGTCGCCACGGTCGGGCTGGTCGTGGACAGGATCGTCAGGCGGTATTTGGTGCCATCAGATCCGGTCAGCACGATAACGTCGCCGACATCCGTGGTCGCAGGGAACTGGAAGATCGCCGCGCTGGCCGTGATCGTCAGCACTTCCGCCGGTGTCCAGGCAGTGCCGCCCGTGACCGTTACCGTCGTGGATGTCGTGTTCGTGCCGTTGTAGGTCAGGCCGCTATCCACATGGAAGCAGTTCTCAAGCGACGATACCGCCCGCGTCGCAAACCGCTCCACATATCGCTTCGTGCTACCGCCAATGGTTCGCTTTACAACGACATAGAGCGAGTCCTCGGTGCCCTCGGCCACGGCCGTGCATGACTCAAAATCGCCGTCCGTGTCGTGGCGGTGCCAAGCAGCAACCTGCTGCTCCGGGATGTAGGTCAGGCCCAACAGATCGCCGTTGCTTGAGATAAACCATAGCAGCGGATGCGGAGCCTTGCTGTAGCACATGTCCGTGATCGACAGTCCATCAAACAGGTGCGTGGACCGCAGCGACAGATCGCCTGTCACGAAACCGCTCGCCTGCCACGAATAACCCAGCTCTCGCACATGGCCGTCGCGGTCTGAACCATAGACCACCGTGTTGTTCACGATGGACGGCTGCACATTGCTGGCACCAACATACGACTGCGGACGCACCGAAATCGTGGTTGGAGTTATGACATCACTGTTGACTGGCGAAATACGCCACTCTGCCGCGCTCGTCAACGCAAGCAACTGCGTCAGCGGAACAATGTGTCTAATGGTATTTGCCTCACGAGCCGCCACACGAAAGTTGATTCGATCAGTGTCCTGCACCGGAATGTGATAGGACATATCGCTTTCAGTAGATGTTCGTGTCATCCACATCGTCTGTGGAGCGTTGTTCGTACCAGCAAATACTCTGCGCTGTTCAAAGTACGAAACAGCTCCAGGATAGTTTCCAGTAGATGAGAACAAAGTCTCAACCACCGGAGGCGTGATTCCCATGTCTGGAGCAATGTTGTCATCCACGAATGACGTGGATTCAGTTTGTCCGATGTATCCGTACAAGCCACTTTGTCGCTTGTATATGTTGTATCGCGATGCACCGGATACGGCAGACCACGATACCGTATTGAATGCGCCCGTTACTGTCAGATTGTTGGTAGCACTACCGGCGGATGATGCAGTTGTCTCGTCTATGCCATTTGCTGCGATTGCTGTAATGACATAGAAGTTTTCCTGATCCTGCAACTGAATGGTCTTCTGAACAGTCCCGCCGCTGGTGTATGCACCATATGTTGTAGTGTTCACCTTCACGCCAGTCTGATATTCAGTTACAGAAAAACGATCTACTGCGTGAAAGGTGTCAATGATGTAATACTTGTTATTGATCTGGGTCATTCCGGCGACGCCAGAGATGTAAATTTCATCGCCCTCGCCAAGTGTTTTATTCTTGGCGTCGTTTGCAACAGTAATGTGGCCTGGATTTGCCTGCGTGATCGCCGTAATGTTGATGCCCTGACCTACAGTTGGTGTAACGGTTGGCGCTCCCGGTGTTGAAATTGTTGCGCCAAACGTGATCGAAGTCAGAGTCCATGATGCAGCTCCAAGACGGCGCAACTCACGTGGCGCGTAACTTGGATGCACCAACGTAAGCACATCAGCTGACTGGACGTAATGGATATCGAATAAGTCAGATTCGCCATATGGACTAGGAATCTCGTAGATTCCAGATGGCTGCTCGTACCAGTACGTTGCATTTGGCGGTGCATTGCCAGTCGTTGCAGCAATGCAGTAGTAGTTCACGCCACCCGACGAAACAAGCGATCCAACCGTGTACGCAGTCGCGCCGTTATATGCCGCAGGCGTGCCTGGTCCGAGCGTCGCGCCCTGCGTGTGGAAGCGCAGGTAGCCCGCGCCAATCTCAATCACCATCGTCTGCGTCGTACTGTAGGTGAACGGGATCAGCCGCGTTCGCTTCGTGCTGTCCTTCACCTCGCGCACGAACTGCGTGCCGGCGCGGTTCTCGGCCGGACCCTGCGGCGTGGCGATGAAGTTCCGCATAGTTGCTGCGCCAGTCTGGAACTTCACGTCATCTAGGCGGCCCCACATCTCCGGCGACACCTCGCCGCCTGCGAAGGATCGGTTGTACGTTCGCGTCGTTGGCATTGGTTAGCGTCCGCTGATCCAGCCCGTGATGTGCGCCGGCTTCACGCTCCGCTGGTTCGCGTCCGACATGCGGGCCTGCTGGAGGTAGGCCATCATCATCTGCGTGCAACGCTTTGCCTCTGCCGCGCCCTGGTCGCCCTTGATGACTGGGCCTGCCAGCATCGACGCCAAGTGCCACGACAATGCCATCACGAAAAGCGGATCAAACTTAGTCGGGTCAGTAACGAGCGCCTGATATCGAAGGATCGCGTCGGCCTGATTCGTGTAGATGACCTTGTTTCCGTTCGTGTCTGTCTCAATCGAGTATTCCTGCGGCACATAAGTGCCTGCTCCAACGAATGGCGTATTGATCCAGCCCCAGCCATAACGATCAGCTGGATACGGGCGGATCGTGTAATCGTTCTCTACCTCTGGAGGAAGCACTGATACCGCCACCATCATGTCAATAGGACACGCATAGGCGTAGGCCCACATCGTGTATGGCATGGTCACGCCGGCAAGTGATGCTCGTCGTGAAGCAAAGTTCCAGTTATGCATCTGAAGCAGGCTGTCGCGTGCGATGGCATAGAACCTCGCGCAATGCTCTGCCTGTGCAGATCCTTCTGGCGGGTTGATGCTGGCTATTGTCGCGTCATCGCCAAGGTGCGCCAGTGCCAGGTTGCAGATTTCGACTTCGGATGCCATGCCTGCCTCCTAGTGATGGAGGGTGGCCGGCCGTCCGACCACCCTCCTTTTCCACCAGTTCAGTAACCGTCAGTCCACGCGCTCGGTGATCGCCGTCTTGCGAGGCCGACCGGGCCGCCGAACAACTGGCGACGGCTCGGGCGTGTCCTCCTCAACCTGGTCGGGCACAGGCCCAACCCGCTCGAGGTTCGTGTTCAATGGGCCGTTGTACTCAAACACATCGCCCACCTCACGCAGGCTGTTGTCCACGAAGCACTTGACCTTTGCGCGATACTTCGGCATGGATCACTCCGATCAGACCACGGTGAAACCGGACGCGTAGTACTTCCGGCCGTCCTGAATGACCTCAACAACCTGGGCAAGGATCGAGCCGGCAGACGGCGAACCCGACACCGTGTAGTTCGCTCCGAGGTAACGCTCGCCGAGCGAGGCCACCAGCGGAGGAATCGGCACGACGAACTGTGCGCCAGCCGTGAGGCTCGCGACAGCAATCGCACCAGTTGAACCACGGGTGGTGGGCGACGACAGCGCAGCATTGTCGTCAGTCACGACATCCATCGTGACGCTGGTTCCGCCAGAGTACGCGGTGATGACGGTGAACACCATGTACAGATCGCGACCCTCACCGATGTCTCGCGCAGTGCCGAGATCAATCTTGTCGGTGCTGACAGCCGTGGAGGTCACGGTCTGTCCAGTAATGGTTGCGACGCCGGAAGAGAACGTATTACTTCCAGACACGACGAGAAGATTGTCAGTAATCATGTGAGTGTTCCTTTCTGTGTCCTATCAGGACACAAGACCTTCAGCGACAGTCAGAGCGTCGCACTTGCGGACGGGCACGCCAAGGTACGACAGCCAGTTGGTCGGCGTACCGAACTGCGACAGACCCTGCTGCACAGCTAGCACGTTGACCGACTTCTCCATCGCCTGAAGTGCCAGGCCGTTATAGACAGTGCGGTTCATGTAGAACACGGGACGGCCCATGTTCAGGTTCGGGATGAGGTTCAGAGCCTTGTTCATCAGACGGATCACAGCGTTCGAGCTGGTAGCCGCCTGCGAACTGGCGCCGGTGGTGGCACTGATGTCGCTCGCATCGATGTTGCAGATGCGAACCACATAGCGCCAGTCCTTCACGACCAGACCGGACTTCCACTGGTAGCGAGTCGCATACGCCTGGAGGCGCGTGTTGTCGCTGTTGTAGACGGTCTGCTCGCCAAGATCCTCATGCAGCAGACCAGCGGCACTGCCCTTCGGGAACGGGCAGTAGACGGTCTGATCGCCCCACACGACGAGGAAGATCGAGGTGTTGTCGCTGCCAGTACCGCCGGCCTTGATGACGTTCGAGCCGTTGCCCGCCGAGGTGGACGAATAGCGCGAGGCCAGACCGAGGAACTGCTTCGGGTCGGTGGCAGGGTTGCCGTAGAACATCGTAGTCGCCATCGTCTGGTTCATGGCCTCAAGGAAGGCCACGTCCTCCGACAGACGGAACTGCGCGGTGTTGCCGTTCAGCATTGCCAGATCCTTATCGACCTCACTGCGGGCCTCGAGGATGCCGCACGCCTCATCGACCTGCGCGGTCGTGGACTTGCTGTTCGGGATGCCCTGGTTCAGGGCACGCCAGTACACGGTGGGCAGACCAGTGCGGATCACGACGCGCTCGCCGGTGGGCAGGTTGCCCTCCTTGAACACAGCATCCTCGAGAATCTCGTTGGTCTGAGAAAGCAGTTCCGCGATGACCGGAACGCGGCCCTCGGGATCGGTGCGCTTCGCCCAATCGGCGAGCGTCAGATTTGCGGTCGAAAGAGTTGCCATGATTGATTTCCTTTCGTGAAATCAGGTGTTAGTTGGATACAGAGCATCGGCAAGATCACCGAAGGTCTTGGGACCGGACTTTGCCTGCCCAATGCTTCCGGTGACAATGCGATCCTCACTGATTGCCTTGCCTGCGCGGTACATGAACCGGATCACTTCCGGGTGATCGCCCAGGCCAGACGTGTTGAGCAGCGTGCGAAGTTCGGACGTTCCGAACGTGTCGAGAGCCTTCTTGGCAGTGGACAGGTTCTCGGCAAGCTTCTCGCCGCCGAACTCCTGGTCGGACTT